CTAAAGTTCGCTCTGGTCAACTCATCGTTGAGTTCAAAGAGTTGAGCTTCTGCTGCTTTCTCAAGTGCCTGTTCTACTGTAAGGAACAAACGACGAACGTTAATTCTATCAAATGCAGATGCATATCCTAAAGCAGTCTTATCTCCAAAGAGAAGAGTACCGATTCCAGGTTGAGTGACAACTGGGTTAATCCTTAATGGATATAACTTGTCTCTCTGATCCTTGTTAGGATTGTATGCAAGTTTAATTGCATTGTTGATAATACCACGCTGTTGTCCTGCAGGTGAGAACCAAGGATAAGCAACAATGTTTGTGCGACACATCAGACCCGCAATATCTGCGTTCGTTGGAACGTAGCGGAACTGATTATTAAATCTATCGTAAGTATACTTATAACCACTATCAAATACACCGTAAGATGAAGATGCTAATGGACTAAAGTACTTAACTAGGTTATCAGTTTGAGTAGTAGTGTTAGTAACACCAATCAAATCTGCTCTATGTGGTCCTATGCAAGCAACACAATCCTTTCTTTGTCCAGCAATAGAAAGTAGATAGTTTGCTTTTGCTTGAGAATCTCCTTGATTACTTAAGCCAGGGCCCATTATAAGATAATCAACCTGAACTTCATTTCTGTTATCAAACTTACCATAGGCAGTCATCAGATCTGCTAAGGTTGCAGTCATTCCGTTGGCAGAAGTATAATCAACTCCACCATTTAGACTATAATCAACGTTACCAATAACGTTAAACTTAACTCCTTGAGAATCTACACCCCAAACTCCAGTACCAACTGATGCTGTTGTGAAGTTTCCAGCAGTTGTAAATCCAGAAACTGTAGGAGTTGTATTCTTATATGCATCTCCAGTTTGACCAGGATTGCCACCAGCGTAGATATACTCTGAGAACTGAGCAAGATAATCCTTATAGTAGTTCTTCTGAGGAGAGTTGACTGCAGAAACTGAGTCAGCTGCCTTAGACATATGAAGGTGTGTCTCAAGGATATTACCTTGAATTCCTGTAACGGTTCCTGTGTCGTCTACAACAACAACATGTATCCCGTCATTTTCTCCACTTCTATCTAAAGTGTACTTACCAGTGCTAGGTCTATCAGCAATTCCTTTCCAGTAAACTGTTGAGTTAGTTAGACCTAAAGTCTGAGAATCATACCAGTCTGTAACACTAGTTGGTGTATGAATAACACTTGAGTGATGAGCACCAGTTGAATTACAGAATGTGACTGAATTAGTTGTGAACTGTCCATATGCAGTTCCTTCTTCATATCCTATAGCGGATGCAACACCAGCTGTTGATACTCTTGCAACAATCTTAACATCAACTGTAGATGCACTGTTTGTTGCGTCAGTTGTAACACCAGTAATAATTCCTTTTAGATAACCACTAAAGGATTCTGTACTTCCTGTTCCAGGTAAGACTACAGAAGAAAGTGCCATTGTGACACCGTATCCAACAGTAGCACCTGCACCTGCAAGACTATCAGTTGTAATTCCAAGAGTCTGATCAGCAAAATCATCAATAACACAAACTTTCAGACTATTTGACCATGTACCTGGGTTTTTAGCAGCCCATAAGAAATTAGTTGCACTAGAATGATCTGTTAGATAGTCATCATAGTTTTCAATACCAGAAGTACCTGCTAATGCAGTAGTATATCCAATACCAGTACCAGCACCATCAGAAGCAGCTGCGTCTGTTGCAGCATTAGCATTTGCAAGTGTGGATGATCCAGAACGGCATACTTTTAAAACTCCACCGTATGACAAGTAAGAAGCAGCACTCATCCAGTACTCATATTGAGCATCTGTAGAAATGGGTTTACCAAATACTTTAATTAGTTCTTGCTCATTAGTGATATCAATAGGATCTTTTACAGGTCCAAGTTTAAACGGACCAGCAATCGCTCCAATGTTATCGAGTACATTATCAGCTCTTCCTACTGTTAGATCAACCTCCCTTACCAATACTCCAGGAGATAATTGTGGAGTCGCCATGTTTTTTCCCTTAATTATCAGTTATCTGAAAATATTTATTCTTTAGGACATTTACAAGAGGTAAAAATGAATGAGCGACGCATGAACAATAATTTACATATAATTCCACATATAATCCATTCCACCACCCTTGTCTCCATATTCATCTGTATTCCATCTATCACCATTCTCATCAACAAAACTTTCATCTTCTAACCCAGTATGAACAAACCCAAAAGGAGCCATATCTTGTTCAATTTGGTTCTTTTGATCTTCATATAGTTTTTTACGGACATCTTGATCCGTCATCTCTTTGAAGTAGTCCTGTGCAACTAACCATGCATATATGACAAGACACATGGCAAGGTCATCATTACAACCTTCTTCTGCCATGAAAGAGTTACTTTTCTCAATAAAGGTAGTAAGTTCACTTATAATCTCATAATCATTAAAGATTAACTTATCACTTTCAATAAATGTCTTAAGGTTAAGAGCACCGACCTTTTTAACAGTCTTGGACATCTTGACTCCCATTTGAGTCTTCTTACCAGAAAATCCTTGACCAACGACTTGTCCAGCACGTCCTCTCATAGAACACATTAGAACATTATCATATTCCAAATCATAATGCAATAATGCTGCCACTTGATCTCCAACATCATTTACTTCACAAAGAATAAATGCTTGATTATAATTCTTTGCTACTTCATATATGATATTAGGAAATAGCATCGGTTTAATTTCATTATTCCGATACTTAGCTACAACCTTGTGTGGATAAGAAGTTATATCAAAAACAATGAATGCAGAGTAGTCTTCACTGACTCCCCTTGCAACGTCCACTGTCATTGCATACTCATGTCCTTTAATCGCTTCTTCATAGATATCCAATCCAGCATTTCTCTTAATTGGATTCTCATAAGTTAATGTTCTTAATTTACTAGGGGCAATAAGAGTATCAACAGATCCTAAGAATTCACATTCAAACTCAATCTTAAACTGCTGTTCAGATGTGTTTGCAATTGTCTGTAATCTCCATTCCTCATTTCTTCCAGGAACTTCAGACCAATGAACGTCTGTAGGAACGTATTCATTCTTTCCTCTTTCTGCATCGTGCCAATATCTATAGAAATGGTTCATCCCGTGAGGGGTTGAAACCATTATTACTTTTGTACTCTGACCAGAAGTAATAGTAGGATAAACACTAGCAAAGAAAGACTCAGCGATGTGATTGGGAACAAAAGCAAATTCATCCAAGAATAGGATGTTAAAAGACATACCCCGAACAGCACTAGCAGAAGTCGAAGCTGCCAATATTTTACTACCATTTTCTAACTCTAATGATCCTTTGTTCCATGATATAATTCCTTGCTGCATCCACTTAGGTAGATTCTCATAAGCAGTCTGTAATCTACCCAGTAAATCTCTGGCAGTTGCTGCTTTGTTAGCAAGAATACCAATATTTACATTATCATTAAATACTGCATAATGTAGAAGATATGATACAGACGTAGTAGACTTACCAGTCTGACGAGGCATCTTACATATATTAAATCTATTCTCGTGGAAATTTCTAATTAATTGCTCTTGAAAATCATAAGGTTTAAAAGGTACAAGACCTTCATCAAGAGAAACAATCTTTACATGTTGCTTGGCAAAATAAACAGGATCATTCTTGCAAGCATAAAACTCAAGAATTTGTTCTTGAGTAAATTCCTGCTGAACATTCGCTTTCTTTAAAAGCGGATTACCTAGATAAACTTCATCTTGTACGGGCATAATACTCCTACATCATTTCATACCGACCAAAAGTGTCGTGTCCTTTAGGCTTATTTAACATAGATGCATCATGGTCTAAAGTTTTTCTTGTCAAATCTAGTATTTTTTGTAAATTATCTGCTTTCTTTTTTAATTCTTCTATTTCCTTATCTTCCTCCCGTTTGGAGGAGTGGTTCTCCAGGGTCATAGTCCGATACTTGGTAAGACCAGAGTTTAGCACCAGGATACACTTTTCTCACTTGATCCTGAACTTCTCTGCGTGATGGTTTTTTGACTGAAGGGAAAAACATTTGTACCATATAAGATTTTCCTCTCCAAGCCAAGGCGACGGATATTATGTTTCCGACCTTTTGATAATTGGGAAGTCTTGTTGCTTCTGACACATAGTGAATACTAGGAGGTGTTGGTCTAAGAGGTTCTGGTTTTACAATGTCTATGACATCTGCAAAAATATTTCCATGAGAATCCTCAATAGCAACATCTTCACTAATAACTTTGTCACCTACTTTTACATTATGTTCTTTGAACCAACCTCTATTAACTTCCAGTGCGAAAAGGACTGGATGATCTGAACCGACATGTTCTCTATTTAAAGGTTGTAGTTCTTTAATGCTCTCAACTATACCCCACTTATCAATGAAAGCAATATCTAGAGGAATGGTTGTATTCTGCATATGAAATGAATGATAGTCAATACTATCAAACATAAACAACATACCACTGTCTTCATCCAAACTTTCTCTGAACATTAGACCAGCTTTAAATTCCCCATTAGTAGAAGGAATTTCAACATTAAGTGGTAGTAAAAATT